TAAATTATTAATAAATTTTACACATAAAAAAAACCGTCTTCAGAGTTAGGTGATAATTGCCGTGAAAAGTTGCGGCTCTAACTTGAATTCGGTTTTGTTTAACTTTTCACTAAATTAGGTTTATCACAACCTAGAAATAATTATACATCCCTTTCTGAGACTCGGCAACATTCAATAGACACACACTTTCGTTTTTAAATTTATTACGCAAAAAAGTTCGCACAACATTTGTCCCACTATCCCACACTCTTAAGAGTGTGTGGGATGGGTGGGACTAATAATGCTGTTTTTGTCGATTTAGTCCCACTATCCCATCGGGACTAAATGGGACTAATGGGACTAATATCAAATAGTTATTTTTCATTTTTTAATAGCAGTAATCTAGTTATTTCAACGCCATCAATAACCATAAATCCATGTTGATATATTTTTATAATTTCAGCATCTATAAGTGGCTTTATCAATCCTTTTTCATTGCCCGGAGTGCATTTATTTTTAGCTGTCTTTTCGTTTACGCCATCAGCTATTAATTTAGCCACATAGCCTGATGTGCTTAAATATGGGTTTCCTTCTCTGAGTTCAAAGTCTGTGGACTCCCATGCCCTTTGAAATGATTTTAGCAATACTGATGACTTAGATTCTTTTTTAACGGCTATAGGCGCATCTTCTTCGACCAAAACAGCGCTATAAACTTGCTCACCATCTTCATCAATCCAACCATTTATGGCTATCTTTTCAAGTGTTGCATAAATATCCTGCGCTGCCTCTGAGTCCTTAGACTTCTTCTGGGAGATCTGCATAGGTTTGTTTTCATCACCAGCAGCTACGCTTATCTCAATATCTAATGCTCCACGCCATGCCGACGACCCACGCGCCCTGTGTTGAGCTTCGCTTGATACTCCGGTATGGTGGACTAAAGCAACAGAACATTTAAATTCAAGCATTAAAGCCGCGCATGCGTCCAACATGGTTTTAGCGTCCTGAGCCGAATTTTCATCGCCTAATAAGAATCTATGCAAAGTATCAAAAACAAGCAGACTAGGCACTATATCAAGCTCTAATAATACCGCTCTTACCCTTTGATAGCCTGCCGGAGTATTAAGGTCACAGCCGCTTTTTGATACCCACATGTTAAGCTTTTGTACATAGTGCTTTTGTTTCCACGCTGTAATCCGTCCGCGTAAGCCGTGATGTCCCTCCCCAGCAAAATACACCACGCTTCCAGACTTAACCTTGTGTCCCATCCATTCACCGCCGCCTGATGCAATTCTTAAGCATTGGTCTAAAACCATAAAGGTTTTACCGCCTCCACTTGGGCCGTGTACCATAATTAGCGCGTTTTCTTGCAGCCAGTTTTTTATAAGCCATTTAATAGGAGCTGGCTGGCAGCTTAAGTCATCGGCTGGTATTAACCAGTCATCACTTTGTGGCGTTAATAATCCCAGTAAATCGCCGCCATTAGCAACAAAATCATTAGCATCACCTAATTCTGGCGGAATAACTATTCGTGCGCCATACTTAGCACTGGCTTGATCTGCGTATTTTAAGCCTACTCCAGATTCATCATTATCGGCAACGATTACAATGTCCTGATTTGCTCCGTATGTTTCACGAATAATTGCAGTAACAGGTACTAAATTAGACGCAGAATAAGCAATTATACAAGCCGCGCCTGTTACTTCATAAATGGTCGAGCCTGTTGCAAAACCTTCGGCAATATAAATAACTTTGTTGTTTTCTAAGTTTCCTACTGTCCAAAATTTGCCGCTTGTTGCCCCGCCTTTTTGATAGAGCTTTGTCCCATCGGCTGCAATATATTGTAAACTTGAAATTGATCCGTCTTGATTAAGCAGTGGAACAACCAGCCGACCGTCACCCGTTACCCTTGCGTTGTTTGGCTTGATGTTCTTTCGTTTTAGATATGGGTGATCTGGGTGAGCGCCTATACATTCGCCCCATATTTTAGAAACCACATCCTCGGCAACTTCGTGCTGTTTTGATATTTCAGCATCTCTTAATGCTTTGGCCTCGCTCATTCGCCTTGAATGTGCCATTTCTTCTGAGGCTGTAAGCCTTCGGCCTATGTCAGCCATGAATGACATTTCAATGCCTGCACGCCAATCGCCAAAACGACCCGAAGGGATGTTGTCGCTATAACAAACATACCAACCAGACTTATCACCTGATCCAGACTTGCCCTTTAAGTTTGTTCTGAACCTATGGATTTTTCCATCCATATGTAAGGTGTCAGGAGGATCAATCCCAACATCACGCATTGAGTCTCTTAACTGAGATTCAGGCGAGGCTGGGATATTTTCAGCAGGCAGAACAAATTCACCGCCAAATATATTAACTAAGTTGCCCATTATTGCCTTCCAAATAGTCAGTTAATTTCATCATTACTTTATAAGTCGGATTAGCGTTCTCGTTATCTCTAATTTCTCTGATAGTATTGAAATGAATGCCTGTAGCCTCTGCAATCATAGATACTCTGCGGTCTTGTAACAAGCCCCTTATGTCCTCTAATTTCATCATTTTTTGTCTCTATATAGTTAATGTTTGAAAAATAATACCACAACTAACAATATAATGTTTACTTTTAATATTTTAATGTTTATAATCCCTACCTAAGAGCTAACCTGAATTTATCCAACCAGCTCATAACGAGGAAATAAAATGGCTATAAATTTAAAAAACACGAGTGATGTTCATTCAAACGGCGTTAAAGCACTGGTGTACGGTCACGCTGGCGTGGGTAAAACCACATTGGCTACCACAATGCCTAATCCTGTAATCATATCGGCTGAGGGCGGTTTGCTATCTATTAAAGATAACAACATTCCTTACCTTGACGTAAAAAATATGGATGATTTAAAAGATGCTTATAGCTGGCTGCTGACTCCAGAAGGTCAAGCCTTTGATTCAATAATTTTAGATAGTCTATCTGAAATTGGAGAAGTCGTGCTAATTCATGAGAAATCCATCAACAAAGATGGAAGGGCAGCCTATGGAGAAATGGCAACACAAATGACAAGCCTAATTAGAGCCTTTAGGGATTTGTCCGGCAAAAACGTGCTAATGACTGCCAAGGTAGAAAAGAGCCAAGACGAGAATGGGCGTATGTTGTACGCGCCATCAATGCCCGGTGCTAAGTTAGGCCAGACGCTGCCTTATTTCTTTGACCTAGTATTAGCTCTTAGAGTTGAAAAAGATGCTGATGGTAGTTCTCAACGTGCCTTAATGTGTGATTCTGATGGCTTATGGATGGCTAAAGATAGGTCAGGAAAGCTGCAAGCATGGGAACAGCCAGATCTGGGCGCAATTATAAAAGAAATTGGAGGTTCAAATGGATTATGACATCGTTGAGTTATCATCAAGATGGTTAGAGTTAAAACGCAACGAAGAAATGGCTGTAGTAGAAAGGAGGTTCATTGAAGATAAAATGACGGCTTTAATGAAAATACAAGAGTCTCTTGAGGGAGTAGAAACTAAAGAGATTGACGGCTTGATAATTAAAGTAACAGGCCGGATAGATAGAAAAGTTAATTCTGATTTAGTTCAAGAATTAGCCGCTCAACATGGCTTAAGCAGTCATTTACCGGACTTGTTTAGATGGACTCCAGCCATAAATATGAAAGCTTGGAAAAGAGCTGACAAAGCAATAACAGAGCCATTACTTGACGCAATCACGTCAAAAGCTGGCAGACCATCATACAAAATCACATTTAACGAGGAATAATCATGGCATTTTTAGAGCAAGCATTCACACTAGACGATTTACCAGTACCTCAAAACAACTTTGAGCCATTGCCAGAAGGTTGGTACACCGCTAGTATTTCTGACGCAGAAATAAAAACAACCAAGGCCGGAAACGGTCAATACATTAATGTTAAATACTCAATTATTGGCCCAACTCATCAAGGCCGTATGGTGTTTGGTATGGTTAATATTAAAAATCCAAATCCTAAAGCCGAAGAAATTGGACGGCAGCAATTAGGCGAAATTATGCGGGCGATTGGGCTGTCTAAAGTATCAGATACAGATCAATTAATTGGTGGAAGCCTATCTATTAAGCTAAAGATTACACCAGCAAGCGGAGATTATGAGGCATCTAACAATGTTTCAAGCTTTAAAGCATTAGCAGGTGGAATCCCTGCAATGCCTAAGCCGTCAACAATGGCAACACAATCACCATCAACTGATAAAGCACCGCCTTGGGCAACTAAATAAGTAACAAAATAAGGGCGTTTAACACACGCCCTTTTTTATCGGAGAATTTATGTTAATCCCAGAACCAAACAACACAATATCGTCATTAATAGACGAAGCCCACGCAGAAAGGAAAGAGAAACCACGTCCACACATGGGCGCGTCAACGCTTGGTCATAAGTGTGATCGTTATTTATGGCTAAACTTTAGATGGGCTGTTCAAGAGAAATTTCAAGGCAGGATATTAAGGCTTTTTAGACGCGGACACATGGAAGAAGTCACCATAGTTCAAGATTTACGCGCTATAGGTATAGATATTGGCTCAACTACAGAGCATCAGGCGCGTGTTAATTTTGGCTGTCATGTGTCAGGAAGCATGGACGGTGTTATCTTTTCAGGCGTGCCAGAAGCGCCAAACACTAAGCATATTTTAGAAGCTAAAACACACGCTTTAAAGTCGTTTGAGGACTTGCTTAAGCATGGTGTAGAAAAGTCAAAGCCAATGCACTACATACAGATGCAAGTCTATATGCTTGGCTCTAAGATTGACCGCGCTCTTTATTATGCTATTTGTAAAAATGACGACCGGATATACACAGAGCGCGTTAAGTTTGTGCCTGAAATAGCAGAAAAGTATATTAATAGAGCTCACAGCATTGTTAAGTCTGATCGAATGCCTGAGCCGTTAAGCGCTGACTCTAGCTGGTTTGAGTGCAAGTTTTGCCCAGCGCATGATTTTTGCTTTAAGTCTAAAACAACTAAGCATGTTAATTGCCGAACATGCGCCCATTCAACAGCACTTAATGATAGTAGCTGGAGGTGTGAACGTCATAACGCTGACAATATCCCTGTTGATTTTCAACATAACGGCTGTGACTCGCACGTTTTACATCCTGACTTAGTGCCATATCAGCGCAAAGACTCACCCGATTCTAATCATGCTGTTTATGTGATAAATGGTGTTGATGTGCTTAATGGCGAGGATGGTTATAAATCGACAGAAATACTGGCTAATCCAGCGGCATGTATTAGTAATGATGCTGGATTGAATGAAATTAGAAATGTATTTAATGGAAAAATAACAGCATGAAATTACGCGATTATCAACAACGCGCCATAGATGATTTATATAAATGGTTTAGCGCAGGAAATAAAGGCAACCCCTGCCTAGTCTTGCCAACAGGTTCAGGAAAAAGTCACATAGTGGCGGATTTGTGTAAAGATGCCCTGCAACAATGGCCTGAAACTCAAGTATTAATGCTGACCCACGTCAAGGAATTAATAATCCAAAATGCTGAGAAGATGCGGGAACATTGGAAAGGTGCGCCAATGGGTATTTACTCATCAAGCTTAAATAAGCGTCAATTAGGCGAACCCATAACTTTTGCAGGCATACAGTCAATCAGAAACAAGGCCGACCAGTTAGGCCATATTGATCTAGTTATTATTGACGAGTGTCACTTGGTGTCACACAAAGATGAAGGAGGTTATAGAAAGCTATTAGCCGCTTTATTAGTTATTAATCCTGCCCTTAGAGTCATTGGCTTAACTGCCACGCCATACCGTCTTAATCACGGCCTAATTACCGATAAACCAGCATTATTTGATGATTTAATCGACCCTGTAAGCATTGAGTATTTAATAAGTAAGGGTTATTTATCTGTACTTAGATCAAAAACAACTAAAGCAAAGCTAGATACCGGCGAAGTGCATAAACGAGGCGGTGAGTTTATCGACTCTGAGCTGCAAGCCGCTGTCGATAATCACGATAAAAACACCGAGGTTGTAAGCGAGGTTATTAGACTGGCTCAAGATCGAAAGGCGTGGTTATTCTTTTGCTCTGGTGTTGCCCATGCTCAACACATAAAAGAAGTATTAATATCGCAAGGTATCATTGCAGAATGTATAACCGGAGAGACCAACCAAAAGGAACGCGCCCAAATTATTGATGATTTTAAGGCCGGTAAAATTAAAGCCTTAACTAACGCCAATGTTTTAACCACTGGCTTTGATTATCCGGATATTGACTTAATCGCAATGCTTAGGCCGACTATGTCAGCATCTTTATACGTCCAAATGGCTGGGCGTGGTATGCGCCCTAAGTCACACACAGATCATTGCTTAGTATTAGATTTTGCAGGTGTAGTTGAAACACATGGCCCGATTACTAATGTAAAGCCACCAAATAAGAAAGAGAAAGGAGACGGAGAAGCACCAACTAAACTTTGTGATGATTGTGGTGAACTTGTCCACATATCTGCTACTGCCTGCCCTGCTTGTGGCTTTGTTTTTCCACCACCCGAACGACCAGACTTGTTACTAAGAAACGATGACATCATGGGTATTGAAGGCTCAGAAATGGAGGTAACGAGTTGGAATTGGAGAAAGCATACGTCTAAGACATCAGGAAAAGAAATGCTGGCTGTGACCTACTATGGCGCGTTATCTGATGTGCCAGTTACCGAGTATTTATGCGTGTTGCACGAGGGTTATGCAGGGGATAAGGCTAGAAGATTGTTTAGTACAATTATGGATGGAGCAACAAATTATAATTTTAAAGGTTCTTTAAGGGACAACAGGCTTGAGCATGTTGCTGAGTTATTGCAAGATAACCAACAATTTTTTCCACCATCATTAATAGAGTACACCAAAGACGGTAAATTTTACCGCGTAATAAACAGGAGTTGGGAGCATGTATAAAGAACCTGATTTTTTAATTGAGTATAAAAGAATGAAGGCATTACCACCGCCTAAATGCTGTCATACATGTGATTTTTACGGAAAAAAATACATGTTTTGTTCAAAATATGACACTAATCCGCCTGAATCTTTTGCTAATACCTTAGATTCTTGCCCTGATTACTTTGAGGAGATCCCATTTTGATTGAAAAAATACCGAGCGAACACCACGAACAAGCGTTGTTTGTGCAGTGGTTTAGGCGCACATACCCTGGTGTTTTAATCCACTCTATACCCAATGGCGGACACCGCAGCCAAGCGACCGCCATTGCTTTAAAAGTGGAGGGAACAGTTAAAGGAATACCAGATTTATTTATACCAGAATGGCGAGTCTGGGTAGAGATGAAGCGCATAAAAGGCGGCTCATTAAGCCAAGATCAAAAAAATATTATTGCTTATCTTGAAAGCGTAGGCTACCAAGTCATTGTTGGCAAAGGGTTTTTACATGCTAAAGAACAAATACAACAATTAAATATTAAAAATTAATATTTTAATGTTTACTTTTAAACTCATAGGTTTAAAATAGCTGCAACTTAACAGAAGCAAGATATCTCCTCGGCCCGAAGGCCACATTCTATACCCCGTGCAAAGCGGGGCTTTTTTGAATTTAGTAAGCCCTGTCGTGATAACACGTGACACTGGACAGGGCGCAAGTAAATAGGCGGTTGTCGGGGATTTATTGGCCTTAACAAAAACCGAGCATGCAAGCCCATCTATATGCAAACCCAGCAAACGCGGGATCT